AAAGCCATTAACTGCAAATTGCTCGAAGGCAATGATACGCGTACACGGTAAACCTACTATTGAATATATTATTGAGTCAGTTCATAATAACGGCGCTGTAGTTAATCAAATCATTATAGTTGATGGCAAGCATGACGATATTCGTGAGTGGGTTGCAAAATCAAAATATAATAATATTAAATGTGTAAAACAAGGATCTCTTAACGGTCCTCGTGATGCTATTGATGTTGGTATTAACAGTTTAGAAAATCCTACGTATCCTTTAGTTGTATGGCTAGGGGATGCAATTATTCTTGAAGAAGAACTACCTTTAGGCACTGACTTTTTATTAACCAAAGAAGTTGAAGATCACTTTGCTTGGTGTATGTGGGATGGTAAAAAATACTTTAATAAACCAAAAGAAAATATTGAACAAGCTTCAGCTCTAGTAGGTCTATACAGTTTCAGTAGAGGATACGAAGCATATCACGCTTTTCACTACTCAAAAGGTTATGACATATCAGATGCTTTGGAGTTATATGAAGAACACGCTTCATTTAATAATATCAACACGGAAAAATGGTATGACATCGGCGACATATCTTCATATCACAAAACTTGCGCAACTCTACTAACATTCAAAGCTCGTGAATTTAATTCGTTTGAATACAATTCAGATCTTAATATGATTACTAAATGGCCGCAGTCTGATAATAAATTTGCCGTTAAGACTATTATGAATGAAAAGAATTGGTATGAAAATCTGAGCCCACTGCAAAATATGTTTGTTCCTAAAATTTTGCCAGATCCATATGCACTAACAATGTCATATGAGTCTGGTATTTTGCTATCTGATTTGTTTATGCATGAGGATCTAAGCCCGTCTACTATTGAATACTTAATTGAAAAGGTATTCATTATAATGAACAAGTACTTCCATAAAAAAGCAACACTTGAATTTGTCGCAGACTTTTGGGATAACGCTGAAAAAATGTGGATTGATAAAACCAAAAATCGTGGCGCTGATGATTATTATCTTGATGTTGCAGAGCGCTGTCTTAGTAGAGCTCGCCCAGTTTCAGGTATGCACGGTGATTTGCATTTCGGTAATATTCTTTATAATCCATATAACGATAGCATTACCTTGTTAGATCCGCGTGGCTCTTATGGAGATCATGTTGGTTGCGGCGGAGATTGGATGTATGATATGTGCAAATTGTCACACGACCTTTTCCATGGATATAATGAATTAGTTTCCGGGCATAAATACCCTCAGACAGTACGTGAAACCTTTGGCCGATTGGTACTTAAATATTACCCTGACGCATATGATGATATTATTGACGGCGGCGCTTTGTTAATTGCAACTTGTTTGCCATTACATTACGACTGTGAAGAACGCCAACAAAGAATGAGAGATTATATTAATGAATACGCAAACCTTAGTAGTTGATATTGATGACACGATTTGTACTCCGTTGCATGGCAGATCTGAATCTGAAGTTAAGTACGGAATGGCAAATCCTAATCGCCCAATGATTGCAAGTTTACAAAAAGCAAAGAAAAACGGATATCGCATTGTACTTCATACCGCGCGACGAATGCTTACTCACGATGGTGACATAAATAAAATCATTAATGACGTCGGAAAAATAACCACAGACTGGTTGGATAAGTACGAAGTACCTTATGATGAAATTGTGTGGGGTAAACCACACGGTGTTTATTACATTGATGATAAAGCAATGACTCCTGAAGAGTTCGTTAAGATGATGGAATGGAAGTGATTATGAAAAACATTGGTTTCGCAAAGATTGGTAAATCTATTAAATTTAAAACTAACAAGTACTCTCCCATTGGTGGAGATAATGAAGCGTCTTGCACTATACGAGCAATGGCAAACAACAACCCAGACAAAACGTTTTACCTAATTGGTCGTTCTGACTTTGGTGCATTGTCTGATACTGAACGTTTAGATTTGTTCCCATATGATAATGTAATTGACTGTTGGCACGGCGTTCCTTTGGCAATGTCAGAAACATATTATAATCATATTATTAATTATTTTAAAGACATTGAGCTTGACTTTTCTGTTATGATGATTGGGCAAATTAGTAATGTTACAATCCCAGATAAAATTTGGAAAGTACGTGAAAGTCAACAAGACGGCAAACCTGCTGCAACTCTTGATATGACTAAGTGGTACACAACTCCTATTACCAAATGGCTAAACGAAAGTAAGCCACGATGGATAGAAATTGTTAACGATCCACGATATGTTATCAAACAACCACGTGATGTATTTCATATGCCTTTCCGTTCTCTTGGACAATACGATTATGATTATGAAACATTTTCTATTACTGATTACGAAAACCAAGAAAGATTAGTACGGGTTGTTCATTCTGAATATGCAGGAATGGAAACTGCTTTTTGCGGCGATTATGAATACACTGAACAAGTAAACACGGATCGTAACACAGACTTTATGGTTGTACTTAATGAAGGCAAACCGTCACGCTATAACTTACTTAAAAGCTGGGTACTTGATAAATTTGATAACGTTGATATATACGGTAAGTGGCTCGACGAACGTGCTGAAAGCGACGAAAGGTTTAAAGGATCATTACATATCAATGAGATCCAAGATAAACTACAGGATGTTAAGTTTACATTTATCATTCCAATTAAAGAAGGTTGGACCACATCAAAATATATTGAAATGATTCACGCTGGTGTTATTCCTTTCCTTCATCCAACTTATGACGACCAAGGTCATTTGCCTATTCCTAACTTTCTTAGACCTAAAACGCCTGAAGAATTTTATACAAATATGCAAAGACTAATTGACAACCCAACAGAATACGAAACGGTTCTCAATGGATTGCGTAAAGCAATTCTTAAACCAGAATATTATGATGGTAGCTTTATTAATGACAATATTATGAAAGCTGCTGACGAAAATTATAAAAGACCTGACATGTTGCAGTTTACAAAGAAAAAAGCTGCGACACTTGAAGACTTTTTTGCATAGAGGATATAAAATGAGCGAAATTACATGGGCCCCAATTATTCCACTAATCGGTGGACAAATGCTAGGAGCAGAAAAAGCTTTTGGAAAACCACCTGAAGCTATCTATTCATACGCGGACTTTGAAGGAAACGATAGTCATTATGTTAACTATCAGCAAAACGTCAAAGGGCGTGACGTACAATATAAAATGATACCTGAAAGTTCAAGTCGACATATAAGTGTTATTTCAGGCACACCACCTTGTGCGGCATTATCACAACTTAACACTGGTAAAACCGAAGCGGCAAAAGGTGCAAAATGCGAAAAGAACGAATGGATGTACGAAGTCTTTAAAGAAGGCATTAACCGATTTTCAGCTAAAGCTATTGTTGTTGAAAACGCTCCTGCACTGTTTACTAAAAAAGGTAAAGAAGTAGCTGATAATTTGTTTGACATTTGCTCAAAAGCAGGGTATAGTTTAACTCTATATAAAACATCTACAAAATATCATGGTATCCCACAAGCTAGAGATCGTTGTTTTGCCATTGGTTGGAATTCAGAAACCGCTCCTATTATGAATTGGTACAAACGGCCTCGTAAAAAGTTTCACGAATATCTTTCGGATTTAACAGACGATATTCAACAAATGGATATTTTGTGTAACAAAAAACTTGATGAAGAACCTTACTATCAATACATCAAGTCACTTACAAACGAAGATCCTCGTAAGGTAATTATGGAAAGCGGACAGATTACGGCATTTAACTATATTAATAAAAGTGGTAAATTGCCTGCTTGTAATAAATGGATGCATGATACAAATAACGAACGCGGTATCAAAGTATCAGACCATGCTGTTAAAAAGTTTGCAATGGGTAAAGGTATTTGGGATAGCTCAACACACGTCTTTGGAGATTGTATGAATGCAGTTATCGGTCGTAACCTTGCAGATACAATTCATCCAAAGTTTGATCGTTCTTTAACTATTCGTGAAGCGTTGTATCTTATGGGTTTCCCTCATGACTTTGAGCTTGTTGGCGGATTACCTAAAATGAATCATATTGCTCAAAACGTTCCTGTTCCAACATCAAGAGATATTCATACTGAAATCGGTAAGTTTATTCGTGGCGAGTTAACGATGTCAGATACTAATTACCATCGTCAAGATAACCATAACGAACGGATGTGGTCTGATCCGGGTGGGAAAAACAACCAAGCAACACTTGAGGAGTTCATGGCTTGAAACACGACTTTATTATAGATTTTGAGACATTCGGCAAGGATGCTCAAAAGTGCGCAGTGATTGACTGTTCGGTGATGGTATTCAGTTGGGATAAAATGATTTCAGCTGATCCATATACTCTTGCAGATATATCAAAAACAAAACGATTTAAACTATCCGTGGTAGATCAAGTTAAAAATTATGGATGGGAAATTGATAAAGGAACAGTTACATGGTGGGAATCCTTAGGACCTGAAGTTCGTAGGAACATTAAACCACTTCCAACTGATTTAACTGTTGCTGATTTTACCAAGCAATTTCATGACTTTTTAATTGACTCGCCAAAGATTAGTAAATGGTGGTCTAGGTCAAATACATTTGACCCGATTATTCTTGGTCGTTTATTTCAATCACAAGATAAACTATTACATATGGAAGAGTACTTAAAGTATTGGGCAGTCCGCGATACACGTACTTATATTGATGCAAAGTTTGATTTTAAGCAAAAGAATGGGTTTATTCCATTTGCTGACGAACAGCGTTGGGAACAGATGTTTAAAGCTCACGACAGCTCGTGGGATATTTTAGCAGATGTATTACGCATGCAAGCAATTCGTAGGGCTGAGGAAGATTTAGAACAGGTGACAACATGAATTTAAACGTAACTATTGAAGACTTACAACAATATAAAATCTTTGTTGGTACACCAATGTATGGTGGACAATGCGCAGGCTTATTCACAAAGGCTTGTAACGATCTTGCTATGTTGTGTACGGCTAATAAAATTCCAATTAAGTTTTATTATCTTTTTAATGAAAGTTTGGTACAAAGAGCTCGTAACTATATTGTTGATGAATTCCTACGCTCAGACTCAACGCATTTAATGTTTATTGATTCCGACATTGGTTTCAATCCAAGAGATGTTATTTCACTTATGGCAATATATCATTCAGATCCTGATAAGTATGACATTTTGACCGGACCTTATCCTAAAAAGACTATTGCGTGGGAAAAAGTTCATATGGCCGCAAAGGCAGGTAAAGGCGATGAAAATCCTTTTGAGCTTAACGAATTTACTGGAGACTTTGTATTTAATCCAGTAGGTGGAGTTACTAGTTTTAAAATGGATGCACCACTTGAAGTTGGTGAAGCAGGTACAGGATTTATGTTAATACCTCGTAAAGTATTTGAAGATTACCGAGCTGCATACCCTGAATTGTCATATAAGCCAGACCACGCAAGAACTGAAAACTTTGACGGA